GCTGCGACTGCTGCTACGACAGGCGATGGATCGATGCCAAACTGAGGCGAAATATCAACTGCCAAATTAAACTCTAACGCCCTGACAGCCCCATTGGGAATATCAAGCGTTGCGCTCAATGAACTCGGTGCAGGGATCGCTAGTAAGCCATCCTCGCCATATTCATTGATGAGGTTTTTCAAAGCAGTAAACACATCGGTATTTTTATTCGAGTCATCAGTGCTAAACGTCACACCCGAAGTACGCACCCTGATTAAACTGGTCGCTGCATCGATAATGTTTTGTGATGTTGCCATATAAAGGAATCCTAAGAAAAGTGGGGCCGAAACCCCACTTCAGGAGCAGGACAACTTTCGTCCTGTGGGGACTTAGTTGATGCCGACTCGGACTGCGAGTTCAGGTCGGACTGTTTTGAACCCATACAGAATATCTATTCTGCAAGGGAACGTGTCAGCACTGATAGAGTAGTCTCTGACTATCCTCATGCTTATTCCGTCCATCACTTCACGAGCGACAAAATCTACCCCCTCAGGGAGCACGAGGTCGCCAGTAGCAAACGCGAAAGCATTTTTGTGGTAAGCCAACGTGTCAGTCCAGTCAGCCGCATTACCGCCTCCCAGCTTACTTATAGCCGCATTATCCGCAGGACTCCCCGATACATTCTGGGTTCCCCCAGATGCTACGATGGAGGGGCTGATTGACAAGCTCGTTGCCGAGCCTCCAGAGTTTGCCGTGACCACGAAGTTTTGCAGAACTCCCGTGTCGGCCTTCGTCTCTGGATGCACACGGTTCACACCAGCTATCGTTATGATATCGCCAACAAGTAATGTGTTTGAGCCTGTATCGACTGTCAAACTTGCTCCTGTTTGTGAGGCCCCATTGACAAGGTAGCCCGTCGTCGCAGCACACGTACCTGTGGTATGCGTCGGCACAAGCGTATTTTCGAAGTGATCAAATCCACTGATTCGACCTAACAAGCCCTCTTTGTACTGCGTACCGATCTGTGTGGAGTCTTGGAACAGACCTTTCGTGTCAGCCAACATATCGACCACACTTTGGGGATCGTGCAGATAGTTACGATCACCAGAAGGAGCGAGGTTCAACGTCAACTCTTTTTGGGCGTTCGTTACATTCGCAAATGATCCAGCAGAGCCGACTCCGTTGACGAAGTTAAATACGTCTTTCGACATGGAAAGCGCATCGTTTTCAATGTTTGACGCTAACACAGACATCGCTGGCTCAAGGTATCTTTCCTTGAACTGATCGATGTGCATCGTCAACTCTTCAGATGAGAACGTGAAGTCCACACCTTTTTGAGTTGCAACAGACATCGTGACTGAGTTTTCTGTTACGTCTTGGGAACTGAGTGCTGCGCCCGTTCTAACAGTAAATTCGTTAGGTAAGCGGATTTTTAGATCGTTACCGATCTTTGCACCGGCCTTCGCGTACTGGTCATCATATTGCGTGTTGATACTTCCGATAAAGTTGAGCTTCTGATGTAGTATGTTGAGGGCTTCTTTTGTGATAATACTCGGAGTGAGTAATGAATTAGCCATTTTTTAATACCTATTTTCTATACCCCCTAGCCCTTCCGTATTCCTCTGGTGTCATTTTGTCCAGGTCTTTTGCAACCTTTCCTTTTGGAGCCACCGGTTTACTAGGCGTGGGAGCGTTAGTAGTTTTGACAGGCCGTTTGGCTATGCTCAGCACAGTAGAAATCGTCGTCAGAGCCTTCATCGCTTCCATATCGTTCATCTGATTGACTCTGGCTGCTTGTTGCGGATTGCTGGCAAGCCAGTACGCGACAGCAGGGCCGTTATCAAAATTATTCACGATGGTGCTTGCCACAAACTCAGATTGTGCGAATGTGGGTGAAGTCACTTTCTCTTGATAGTCAGGATAATCCAGGGCGAAGTCTTTTGACTTCTCCTTGAACTGTTCTTCACTTATGATTTGCTTCTGTGCGTTCAGGTGTTGGAGTGCCGCACTACTTTGTTGTCCCATTGCCTGTTGGACAGTTTGGGCGTTCAACTTAGCGTTATACTCAATAACTGCCTGTTGGTATTTCGTCTCGTCATAATCGTAGTCAGGAAGGCTAGGAAATTTGTCTAGCGGTTGCTGGGCCTGATTTATCTGAGCAGACAAGTATTGATTCTGTTGCTCCAACTCTTGAACTTTGGCATTAGCCTCGTTCTTCTGTCGTGCGAGTTGAGAAATCCTTTGCTGAACGGAGTTTCGTGTTTTCTCCTTTACTTCAGCTTCGGTTTCAGCGTTCTCTTCGCTGGATGGCTCTTGCGCTTCTTCTTTGTTTTCTTCAGAAGTAGCTTCAGAGGTTTCGCCCTCTTGGGGCTGTTGAGAATCTTCAACGGCATCCTCTACAATTTCCGTAGGCGATAGATCGCCCTCAGCGTTAGCTGCATCAGTCATGAGTGTTCGTCTCCACGGATTTTTCCCTCGCTTTGAAGGGCAGCGAGTTCGCCCACGCTTTACGGTGCGTTAGACCGAGTTATCTTCTTGGTAAAAAGATTCTGGGTTGTCGCCTGTTTCTTGGCTTAAAAGAACGGCTGCTGCTGGAATAGCGATGCCGTACTTTTTAGATATTGAAATTAGTCTGTCATCAAAGATAACGTAATTTTTGGTTTTGTATCTGCCCTTACCTAATCCTCTGCTGTAACCATCGTTATAACGGATGCCTTTAACGCCTTCCTTCAACAACATGTCGGAGGCTCTTTTTTGTTCTTCATTAAACTTTGAATCCATGTTTAATTTTTTGGACATAAGATCATCATATTTATCGTAAAGAGCTTGTGCTTCAGCTTCTTTGCCTGGTAAAGGTGTACGATACCCTTGTTGAATTTCATCTGCTGCTTTACTTATCGCCCTCATTTGTTTATTGATCTCATCAAGCTCGGCATTGATTTGCTTCGCGCCTTCTTCCCTTAATTGATTGTAAACATCAGCCCCCGTAATCTTTGGATCAACATAAACGTTATCAAGCGATAGCCCCAATTCATTTAATAATTTGTCATCTTCTGGCGTAAATTGTTTTTTTAATGTTTCTTTATATAAATCTTGTACAGCCTCGTTTTGTTCTGACAAAGGAGCATCAAAATCTAATAAGTCGTCTTGTAACGCATCAATCTCCACCTCGTAAATACGACCAAAATCTACATCCATCGCTTCGATTTCGTCTGCCATGTCTGCCGCAGCTTGTCGGTAGTCATCGTCATAGTCTGCATCACTAGCAATATCTCTGAAATCTTTAGGTGTATCATGCAACATTGCGCGCTCTAACATTTCAAGCCGATAATAATCTTGATTGGCTTCGGCTTTCTTATATTCCTCCATAAGTTTTTCTTCGTATTCAAAATCCCGTTTTGTCAAATTGTCACGGTATTCTTTGGCGATTTTTTCTTGCTGTGCAAAATACAAACCGCTTCCGTAAGCCTGTGCGCCCTCACCAGTACCGATCTGTTCCATTGAGAACTCGTCAAAGTCATGGGGTGAGCCGTGGTACGCTTTGATACCAGGCACTTTTCTGACAAAAGGGGTAGACATCAATATGGCACTACCGATCTCTTTCGTTGCTTCTGCGCCAAATGCTCGATTTAGGTTTGGCACGACATTCGTATTGAAATAATTGATTGCTTCGTCAACGCCTAGCGTGTCCATGACGTTCACCATAGCGTCTTTGAGGCTTTGCAATCCTGCCTGCCCTTCAGGTGTCCTCGGACTGTAAGTAAGTCGCTCTCCGACCTCCTCCATGCGTCTTAAACCCTGTGATGGTGTCGCTTCGCCTTCGTAGGGTTCAAGGCCAAACAACTCAAGCAAGCGATTCCCTTTTACCACTCCTGTGTCATCAAGTTGCAACAATCCCGAAAGAATGTTGACGGGTTCTGCGGCTATCGCAGTTCCGACTGTTAAGGCAGGCTCAACGAGTCGGTTTCTGAGAACACGAGGTGCAACCATTTAGGCAGAAAGCATGTTCCGCAAGCGGTTCGCAAGCATCCCAGGATTGGGTTGTCCTTGGCCCATGCCTTGTGGCATCGGTTGACCCATCGGTTGAGGCATTGCTCCTTGGCCCATCGGTTGACCCATCGGTTGCATCATTGGTGCAGGCTCCCGTCGCGGCTCACGATAAGGAATAAAAGTCTGCAAGCCCGTTTTAGGGTCAATAACGATTTGATATTTGTTGCCATCGCGTCCTGTCACTAATTGCATGTCACCACCTGATGAGGGCATCGAGGGCATTCCTGTTTGTGGTTGAGACTGTGGCAGAGCCGTTTGTGGCGGCTGTCCAATCTGACGGACTAATGCCTCGGCTGACCCAGCATTGAGTCCTCTGCGACCTGTTAGCATGTCTGCAAGTGCGCCTCTTGATGGCTGCATTTCATTCATTTCTTTTTTCCCTTACGTTTTTTACGTGCTTTTGCGGCAGCTTTCATGCCAGCTTTAGTGTATGAATAATGTTTATTTCCGACCTTTGGCATTTGCTTTTTTCCCCTTGGCTGTTTTCGCTGCGGATTTAAAAGACTTAGCAGTTGGCGCACCTTTCGAGCCAGCTTTTCGCATCGTCTCACCACTGCCTGCTTTAATTCGTTTACGTTTTGCATGAATGTTGGAATACAAACCTTTCTTCGCCATGATCAACTCCACCGTGTCTTGTCAGCCCAAAAAGCTGCTGACATCTTGCCCTTTGCTATGTTCTTGCCGTGACGAGCCTTGAAGCTCTTACGCTTGTTCTTCATTGCTTGCGATTCGCCTGCTTTCGGAGCACCAGCAGTTTTGGCTCCTTGCTGTCCAAAGCGAATGGTTTTTATCTTGTCGCCTTGCTTGGCTACCACCACATGCGACTTGGTTTTGTGACCTGGTGTGCGTTTAGGCTTGTTATACCCACTCACGCCTGCACGTTTTAATCTTGGGTCGCGTTTAGACAACAGGCAGTCCAATGCTTTGTCTTAAACGCAACGCTGCGATCTTCTGAGCTTCTAAATCCTGTTGCGCCTGTGCTAGTTCAAGCTGCTCTAATTGCGCCTTGA